AGACGCTTTATTAAATGTCTTTATGGGTCTTCCTTTAGATATTGAAAACCTACCTGGGAACTTTCCTTCTTTCCAGGGTTTCGTAGAGGGATGGACATTTACTTCCTCTAAAGGCGCTCTAAGCCTTACCCTTAATCTTTCACCTACGGCCTACTCTTTACAGGCCTTTAAGTGGATGGATGTACCAATTACCGAACAATGGCAGACAATTAACCCAGGATTAGACTGGCTTTCTGCTACACTGGTTTCCTAGAAATGGAGTTATAAATGGCTAACCCGACTACTAATTATTCTTTTGCTATGCCACAAAATAGTGACCTCGTTAAAGACCTACCCGCAGATTTTGAGGTCTTCGGCCAGGCGGTAGATACTCAGATGAAGACTAACGCAGATGCCGCGATCGCTAAAACTATCGTAGATGCAAAAGGCGATTTAATTGCTGCAACCGCAGCCGATACAGTTGCACGCTTAGCAGTTGGAACAAATGGACAGGTATTAACTGCCGATAGCGCCGAAGCAACAGGCATGAAATGGGGAACAGTTTCAGCAGGTGGCATGACTTTACTTAGCAGTACAACTCTTTCGGGTTCTAGTGTTACGATTTCAAGTATTTCCACAACTTACAAAACGCTAAAAATTATTATTCTAGGCGCATACGGTTCAAGCCAAGAAAGTTTGGTGATGCGATTAAATGGTGATACAAGCGGTAGTTATTGCGGGGGCTTTACATATGGCACTAGCGTAATTTCTAACAGTTCATCAACATCCGCAACTATTGGAAATGTCTATAATACTGGTTCAACTCCGCGAAATACAGTTATAGACATGGAATTGCCAAGATATAGCGAAACATCTGGGAATCAAATGTATTCATTCAATGGCTGGTATCCAACAACTTTAAATGGTTACGCAGGCGCTGGACTATATACTAATAAAAGTGCTGCAATTACATCTATTACTTTATTCCCTACATCAGGTACATTTTCTGCAGGAACAGTCTACATTTACGGAGTATCTTAAAATGGCTAAAACATCTATACCACAGGTTAAAATTGTTAATTCTGAAACAGGCGAAGAAATTATGCGCGACATGAACGCCGAAGAATTAGCGCAAATGCAAGCAGACCAAGCAATTCAGGCTGCGGCAAAGGCGGCGGCGGCAAAAGCCGAAGCGGATAAGGCTGCACTATTGGCTCGACTCGGTTTAACCGAAGATGAATTAAAAACTATTCTCGGATAATGAAGCCAAGACTCAGTAAATCCGCTATTCAATTAAGAGAGCAGATAGACGATGCGTTCCCCGATCGCGATAAGCGTTCCGACTCAGGGGCTTACTCTGACGCACGGCATCAGTCTCGTAAGTCTGATCACAATGCGGATGCTCATGGCTGGGTACGCGCCTACGACTGCTCTAGGAATCTCATCGAAGGCCGGGATATTATGCCCGACCTGGTTAATCAGATTCGACTTTATGCCAAAAAGCACGGGAGATTTTCTTACATAATTTTCGACGGTAAAATCTACTCCCCTATTCTTAACTGGAAGGGTAGAAAATATCTCGGAATAAACCCGCACAAAAAACACGCGCATTTCTCATTTAAGAAATCTGCGGATTTAGACGACTCCTTCTACAATATACCCATGATCGGCGGCAACTAATGAATATGAAGAATCCTGCAGTACTAACTATTGGCGCATGTCTTTCAGCCTGGGCGGCTTCTAACGTCGCAGTAGATTACCGCTCTATCCTCTGGGCTATTCTTGCAGGCGTATTCGGTTACGCCACTCCGAAAAAGTAATGAGCGCTGCAGAGTGGGGGCAGTTAGGCGCGGCTGCGATAGCGATTCTTTCTGGTTTATTTATTGGATTAAGATGGTTAGTAAAAGGCTGGTTAAACGAACTTAGACCGAATTCTGGCAGTAGTCTAAAAGACCAGGTAACACGCCTAGAGGCTCGTTTGGATGAACTCTTTATAATGCTATCTAAGAAGTAGAATATATCTAACCTAAAGGGGAGACTATGACTACATTAGCGGCTATACAGGGCGACGGATGGGCGGTTATTGGTAGCGATAGCCTTTCTACAGACGATAACGGACGGCCTATAAATATGGCTACTCCTAAGATCGTAAAGAATGGCGCTTACTTAATCGCTGGCGCTGGCTCAGTAAGAGGATGTAATATCCTGCAACACGGTTGGAAACCTCCTGCGCCTAAAGGCGACTTAGATAAATTCATTATTAAAACCTTTATTCCATCTATGCGTAAAGCCTTTTTAGAAGCAGGCTACGACATGAAGCAGGATTCATCTAACGCTCTACATGATTCTGAATTTTTAGTAATAGTCCATGGAGTTATCTTTCCTATATTCGAAGACTATTCCTGCGAGCGATCTAAAGACCCTTACTATGTCTCTGGGTCTGGAGGCGCTTACGCCCTAGGCTCTCTTATGTCTCAGGATATTGACGACGAATTTACTGCAAGAATAGCAATAGAGAAAGCCATAACTATAGCGGCTAAGTGCGACACTTCTACAGGTGGAAGCATCTATCTAGCCAGTCAGAGGGCATAATGAAGCGTACAGTCGTAATCCCCGATCTCCAGGCACCTTATGAAGATACCCATGTAACCCGAAATATAGAAGCCTTTTTAAAAGTATTTAGACCAGACTCCATCGTAGTTTTGGGAGATGAAATAGACCTGCCTCAGATTTCGCGCTGGAGTGAGAATTCGCCAGGATGGTACGAGCAGACATTAGCCGAAGACCGAGACCATGCGGTCGAACTTCTCTGGTCTTTCTTTCAGTATTCCCGCGAGGCTCATGTAATAAGGTCGAACCATACGGATCGTTTATACAATGTAATTATGAAAAAGATTCCTGCTTTCCTGGCCTTGCCAGAATTGCAGTACACGAAATTTATGCGATTCGATGAACTCGGAGCGGTTTACCATAAGACTCCTTACACAGTCGCAGGAAGCGGCTCTAATCGCCTTATAGCCATCCATGGAGACGAACAGGGACTAAACCCTAATGCAGGCTTAACTGCCTTAGGAGCAGCCCGTAGACACGGTTTAAATGTAATCTGCGGCCATACTCACAGAGCAGGCCAGAGCGCGTTTACAGAGGCATCAGGAGGTAAATTAGGAAGGATTATTAGAGGATGGGACGCAGGGCATTTAATGGACATTCGCAAGGCGGGTTACACGCGCGGGACTATGAACTGGCAACAGTCTTTCCAGGTAATCACCGAGACGGGGAAGAATTACCAGGTGGACATGATTCAGATAGAGAAGGATGGAACTTTCCTAGTACATGGAAAGAGGTACGGGAAGGCTAGGTAGTGTGACCTAAAACACACTATAAATCTCTCTTAAAGTGTCGCGTATCCAATACTCTTTACGCAAGAGGCCGAAAGTATCGGCTAAAGGGAGAGAAATGGTTATTAACTCATTAACTATTCTGATAGTGGTAGGCGTAGGAATGGCCTGCTATTTATCTTTTAAACTAGGTCTAGAAGTTGGATACGATCGCGGTAATGTTGAAGGTCGTAGAGCAGTAGCCTCATATTACGAAGGGCTGCATAATGGACGCTAAAGAAGTATTACTAACCGCTACGGATACGATAGTTCAGCGTGGGCTTATGTACGGCCATCCTTCAATAAATCAACAGAGAATAGCCGACCGATGGACGCAACTATTCCAGACACCTATAGCCGATTATGAAGCGGCCTTAGCGATGATAGAAGTAAAAATGTCTCGCATTATCGAAAGTCCAACAGTAGAAGATCATTATATCGACCTATGCGGTTACGCGGCCATCGCGTGCCAGTTGGCTACAGAGCCGGGGGACTGGGACTAATGGCTACTATTCAAGAAATCCTACAGATAACTAACAGGAACCGCGCTGCTATTTTCCAATGCCAGTTACAGGCTAGTAAGTCTTACGATGTGGCTTACTTTAATGGCAAGATGGACGCTCTAGACCATATTTACGCATTACTAACAGAGGGAGAGTAAGAATGTTTAATCTTGAAAATTACGAAACGGTAGACCAGAGATTGGAAAAATTCTGGGCTAAGTTCGAAGACGGCAGAATCGACACGGAACTAATTTCATTCGTAAACGACTGCTATATCTTTAAAGCATCTATCTATAAAACCTTCGCCGATACAGTTCCTTTTGCTACTGGGTTCGCTCAGGAAAATGTAGAAGGTTCAGGGGTAAACAGAAAAGCAGCCTGCGAAAATGCAGAGAGTTCCGCAATAGGTAGAGCCTTACATAACGGAGGAATTTCTAAACACTCAGAAGGTAAGCCTAGGCCTAGCCGCGAGGAGATGATTAAGGCAACTAGAGAAGAAATCCAAAAGCCTAAAGGCGAATACATTCCAGTAGAAAAGGAAGATGATCCCTGGACTATTAAAAAAGTAGAAGCGCCTAAGACTGCAGCCGAAGCGGTTGAAGTAGTTAAAGATATTATCGGAGGTACTACCGAGAAAGATGTCCCTAGATGTAGACATGGGGCGATGAACTGGGCGCATGGAATGACTAAGGCTAATAAGCCATGGGGTCATTTTAAGTGCATGGCTGCGGCCACTGGCGAGATAGATAGATGCCCTAAAGGCGAAGATGTTATCTGGTACGAAATCGCTCCTAATGGGTCATGGAGACCGCAAAAGGCTAGAGGCTAATTATGGAAAATAGGATAATAGTAGCGAATGGGGCAAAACAGACAAGTAGGGCAGCCGCAGAGCGCGCTTACCCTAAATCTGGCTCTATACGGCTTAAAATATATGAGTACATAATTCGCAAAGAGTTAGAAGGGGCTACCGATCAAGAGATCGAGTCTAATCTACATATAGACGGGAACACAGTGCGACCATCCAGAAAGACCTTAGAGGAAGATGGTTTCATTATCGACTCTGGAATTACCAGAGCGAATAAAAACGGAAACCAGTGCATAGTCTGGCGCGCAGCCGCGTTAGATATGCTTTTATAAGGGGTAATCATGGGCGACATAGTTTTCTTTCATGCAGACGGAACTGCGGAAATAATCCAGGCTAATAAGGAACCGCACGAAGTCGAGAAGATCGTAATTTACTGCCAGTTATGTAATGAACCTGTAGCCATTACGGCTAAAATAGGATGTGACGAAGCAGTGTTACAGTGTATAAAATGCCATGCGATCACTAACCCATAATGACTAATAAGTCTCGCAGGGCTAGAGGATTCTCTACAGAAAGGCTCGTAGCCGACTATCTGGGGAGATGGTGGCCAGGGGCAACAGTAGGGAGAGGGGCAGACCCTAGGGGCGACATTATCGGCATCCCGTTCGATGTTGAGGTAAAGGCAGTCGCTAAGTTCAGCCCCTTGCAGTGGATTCGCCAGAGTAAAGCACGCACCGCCAAAAGTGGGAAATTCGGCGTGGTAGTGCTTAGGTCTAATGGACAAGCGAGTAAGGTGCATGAGTATTCTGCATTATTACCATTAGACTCTCTGGTCGAATTACTGCTAAAGGCAGGTTATGGAAAGATGCCAGATACGGCTAATAGCGATATATCGCCTATCAGATGCTCTAAATGTGGCTCCTGGATGTTCGAGACAATGGGCTGCAGTACCTGTAAACTTTAGTTATGCCTACATACGATTACGCTTGCGATGAGTGCGGCGAATTATTAGAATACTTCCAGTCTTACGACTCATTACATAATCCAGTCTTACACTGCTCTAAGCCTATGCGTAGGTTAATAGGCGCTTCTCCAGTAATCTTCAAAGCGAAAGGATTCTATAGCACCGATAAATAGCCCGACACGCCCAACGCAAGGATTCAGAAATTAAGGCTCTGACCTGCGGAAATGCTTAAAGGAGTTTAAAAGATGCTTTACAGATACGGTACGCTAACGGCTAGAAGCCTTCAGGGCTTCAGAGCGAACCGCCTGCGGTTAGTTCGCGCGGTAGCCTTCGCTATTGGGATATCTCTATTCTTGCCCATGGAGCAAGTATCTCAGGCTTCAATAGTGCCAACAAAAAG